CTGATGGGCTGCCGGCGGAAGGCGGCGCGGGGTCCGGTGATCCCGCGCCGTCGCTTCCCGCCGATGGTGATGGCGGCGCGGGAGCGGACATCCTTCCGCCCGAGATGGGCGAGGGCGACGACGGCGCCGGAAGCGGCGGCCCGGCCGCCGGCGGCGATCGCGACATCATGGAGCGCGTCGCGATGGCGCGCCTCTATGACGCCGAGGGCAACCACCTGATGGATGTCCGCACGGGCGGCGCTTTCGCCCCTGGGGCGCGCGTTGAGGATCTCGCCGCCGCGCTGGGCATCGACCTTGCGGACGTGTTCGCGGTCAACCTCGAAACCCGGACCATCGTCACCCGCGCTGGCCAGAAGCACCGGCTCGACTGATGGCGGTGCCTGTCCGCGCCGAGGGCGCCATCCTTGAAGCCGCTGGCCCTGACGCTGGCGGCACGGTTTACCGGGTCCGCGTGATCCGGGCCGGCCTGTCGCGCAATCACCGCCTGTATCCGGCCGCGGTGCTGCGGGAGGCCGTGCCGCTGATCAACGGCGCGCGTGTCTTCGTGAAGGGCGATCAGGAGCACCTGGCGGGCGCCGGCAAGGATGTCCGCAACCTGATCGGCGGCCTCGGCGACGCCCGCTGGGTCGAAGCGGACGGCAGCATTGAGGCCACGCTGACGCTGATCACCGGCCCCGACGATCCCGTCGCCGTGCGCATCCGCGAAGCTGTGGCGCGGGGCGTGGCCGACCTGTTCGGCCTGTCGATCGACGCCGCGGGGCCGGCGCAGCGCGACGCGCGCGGCATCACCCATGTCCGCGGCATCAGCCGCGTGAACTCCGTTGACCTGATCGTCGAGCCCGGCGCCGGCGGCCAGATCCTGTCCATCATCGAAGCTGCCGGCGAAGGAAGCACCATGGACCGCGACCAGCTCATTGCCCTGATCCAGGGCGCCAATCCGGCGCTGCTGGAGGGTATCGACACCGCCACCGCCACGATGGAGGAACTCCAGGCGATCCTGGCCAAGGCGCTCGCGCCGGCCCCGGTGAAGGAGGCCGAGAACGAGGCGCCGCCGGCGACGCGCGACGATATGCTCGCCGCGATCCGCGCGCTCGACCCGTCGCTGATCCCTGCGGACCTGTCGGCCGTCACCGATGACGAGCTGCGCGCCCTCCTGGAGCGCGCCAAGGCTACGGGGGCCACGCCGACCCAGGTGATGGTGGAAGCCGTGCTGGAGCGCGCCATGCGTCTGCGCGACCAGCTCGACCGCTGCGGCCTGCCGGCCGAAAGCCGGGAGCGCATCGCCAACGAGATGCACCACGGCCGCTTCACGGAGGCGACCTTGACTGCGCGCATCCAGTCCGAGGCCGCCTATCTCGCGCGCCTCGGCGTCGGCCGCATCGCCGGCAACGGCCTGGGGGCCGGCCGCTGGCAGATGGGCGAGAGCCAGGGCGAGAAGCACCTGCGCATGCTGGAGGCGTTCTTCGACCCGAAGCACAAGGACCACAAGGACGCTCTTTCCTTCAAGGAGTGCTACGCGCAGATCACCGGCGACACCAAGGTCACCGGACAGATCCGTCACGCGACGCGCCTGACGGAGGCGCTGACCAGCGGGAGCTGGGCGGAGGTGCTGGGCAACTCCATCACCCGCCGCATGATCGCGGAGTATCGCAGCGCCACGGATCTCGACATGTGGAAGCTGCTGACCGGCACGCCCATCCCCGTCACCGACTTCCGCACGCAGGAGCGCACGCGCTACGGCGGCTATGGCGACCTGCCGATCGTGGCGGAGAGCGACCCCTACACCGCACTGACCAGCCCCACGGATGAGAATTCGACCTATGCCGTGGCGAAGCGCGGCGGGACCGAGACCATCACGCTGGAGATGATCAAGAACGACGATGTCGGGTCGATCCAGCGCATCCCGGGCAAGCTGGCGCGCGCCGCCAAGCGCACGCTCTGCAAGTTCGTGCTGGACTTCATCCGCACCAACCCGACCATCTACGACAGCGTTGCGCTGTTCCACGCCTCGCATGGCAACCTCGGCACCGCCGCGCTGGCCGGCCCGAGCTACGCCGCCGCCCGCCTGGCCATGGTCAAGCAGACGGAATACGGATCGACCGACGCGATCGGCGTCGGGCCGAAGTACCTCTGGGTGCCGCCCGACCTGGAGGAGACGGCGGCGAACCTGTTCCGCCGCAACACCAACCTGGACGCCACCTTCGTCCAGTCGCTGACGCCCAGCATCGTGCCGGTCTGGTACTGGACCGACGCCAATGACTGGGCCGCCACCGCCGACACCGCCGATATCCCGTTCATCGAGATCGGCTTCCTGGACGGCGAGGAGGAGCCGGCGCTGTTCGTGCAGGACAGCCCCACCGTGGGGTCCATGTTCAGCAACGACCGGCTCACCTACAAGATCCGCCACATCTATGGCGGGTCGGTGCTGGACTACCGCGGCGCCTACAAGGCCGTGGTGGCCTGACCCATGCTGGCCGACGTGCAAGAGCTGGTGGACGACCTGGTGCGGGACGATGCGTCGCGCATCAGCCCGGACCAGCGCGACCGGGCCATCGGCCTTGCCGTCGTGCAGTATTCCAAGGACCGGCCGCGCCAGGCCGTGGAGGACATCGCCGGCGACGGTGGCCGGCGCCTGCCGCTGCCGGCCGGCGCGATCCGCGTGCAGGCGGTCGAGTATCCGGTCACCGATGGCGCGCCTGCGTTCCTCGCGACGACGGCCTGGGGCCACTACAACGCACCGAACGGCCCGCAGCTCGTCTTCACGCGCACGATCCCCGCCGGCGCCACCATGCGCCTGCATCTGCTGCGCCCGCACGCCCTGACCGATGCCGAGGACACCATCCCGGAGACGGATCGGGAGGCGCTGGCCAGCTATGCCGCCGCGGTGCTGTTCGACCAGATGGCGGCGACCACCAGCGGCGACGGCAACCCGACCATCCCGGCCGACGCGGTCAACCACGGCAGCAAGCCCGAGTCCTTCGCCAAGCGCGCGGAGCGCCTGCGCCAGCGCTACTACGACCTGCTGGGCATCGACGTCCGCCGCACGCAGCCGGCCAGCGCCATGGCCGTGCAGCCGCTGGCCGCCAGCGACGGCGGCCGACGCATGACGCATTTCCGCCGGCGGTGGCGCTGATGAACGAAACCGTCACCCTTCGCTATGAAGACGCGGCCTTCGCCGGCCTCGCCGCCCGCGCCCCGGACATCTTCCGGGGGGAAGTGGTTCCCGCCGTCACCGAGGCCAGCATGTTCGCCGAGCGCGAGGTGAAGGACCGCGCGCCGACCTCCGGCGCCGGCACGCTGCGCGACAGCATCGGCGCGCTGCCGGTCGCGATCAGCGGTGCGGCCATCACCGGCGGCGTCGGCACGTCCCTGACCTATGCCGCGGCGGTGGAGCTGGGCAGCAAGCCGCATTGGGCGCCGATCGCGCCCTTGCAGGATTGGGTGCAGCGCAAGCTGGGCCTGTCCGGCGACGAGGCAGAGGCCGCCGCGCGCGCCATCCAGCGCAAGATCGGGCACCACGGGACCAAGGGGCATTTCATGTTCCGCGACGGCTTCGCGGCCGTGGACGCCTATGTGCGCGGCCTGCTGGCCGGCGCCGTCGCCCGCGCGGCGGCGAAGATGGGCGGCGCCTGATGTCCACCACCGCCATCCGCACCGCCATCGCCAATCGCCTGCTGACCGTGCCGGGCCTCGGCGTGCTGCATCGCTATGAGCGGTATGCGGCGACCGAGAAGGCGCTTGCGACCCTCTTCATGTGGCAGCCGCCGACGCCGGGCGCGGCGAAGGAGCTGCGCGGCTGGTTCATCCGCCGCGTCGGGCGCCGCGTGACGGAGGACACCCACACATCCGACCTGGTCGCCACCGATTGGCAGATCCGCGGCTTCATGGCGCTGCGCGACGGCGTGGCCTCCGAGCTGGAGATGGACGGCGTCACGGATGCCATCATCGCCGCCGTCAAGCGCGACCTGTCCCTGGGCGGCCTGCTGGACGCCACGCCGCCGGCGCCGCGCCAGGTGGGCGCGCAGCTGATCGAGAGCGGCCCCTACATGTTCGGCGGCGTGCTGTGCCACGGCGTGCGGCTGGACTGGACCACCCATCACGCCGAGGTGGACGGCGAGGATCTCGGCGAGATCGGCGACTTCCGCACCTTCCACGCCAATTGGGACATCCCGCCGCACGGCAACGTGCTGGCGCCGCTGCCGGCCGATGCCACGGCCGATGCCACCGATCACGTCACGATCCCCGGGGGAGCCCCATGACGATCGCCTTCAACCTGATCCCGATCGACCTGCGCACGCCGGGAACCTACATCGAGGTGGACAACAGCCAGGCCGTGCGCGGCCTGTCGATCCTGCCGCCTCGCGTGCTGATCATCGGCCAGAAGCTGGCGGCCGGCAGCGCCGCGGTGAACACGATGCGGCTGATCTCCGACATCGCGCTGGTGGATGCGCTGTTCGGCCGCGGGTCGCAGCTCGCGACGATGTGCCACGCCTTCCGCCTGGCGAACCCGACCACTGATCTGTGGGCGATGCCGGTCCTCGATGCCGGCGCCGGCGCCGCTGCGATCGGAACCATCGTCTTCGCGGGCACCGCCACGGCAGCCGGCACCCAGGCCGTCTATGTCGCCGGCCGGCGCATCCGCGTTCCCGTCACCGCTGCCATGACGGCGGCGTCGCTTGCAACGGCCGTTGCAGCGGCGATCAACGCGGATCTGGACGCCCCGGTTACCGCTGCTGCGGCCACCGCGACCGTCACCCTGACGGCGCGCCACAAGGGGCTCTGCGGCAACGACATCGACATCCGCACCGCCTACTACAACGATGACGCCCAGCCGGCCGGCATCACGGCCACGGTGACGGCAATGACGGGCGGCACGACCAATCCTGACATCGCACCCGCGCTGGCCGCGATCGGCGACGAATGGGTGACGGACATCATCGTGCCCTGGAACGACACCGCGAACCTGACGGCGTTGCAGGAAGACCTGGTGGCGCGCTTCGGCCCGCTGCGGATGGTCGATTGCCACGCCTGGCGCGCGGTTTCCAACACCCATGCGAACCTGGTGGCAGCCGGTGCGGCGCGGAACTGCCCGCATATCTCGGCGCAGGGGTGGGAGGGCTCGCCCACCCCGCCCTGGGTGATCGCCTCGGCCTGGGGGGGCGTGTGCATCGGGGCGCTGGCGATCGACCCGGCGCGGCCGGTGCAGACGCTGGTGGTGCCCGGCGTCCTGCCGCCCGCGATCGAGAAGCGCTTCACCCGCGCGCAGCGGAACACGCTGCTGTGGAACGGCACTTCCACCCTGGTGGTGGATGCCGGCGGCAACGTCGTGGTGGAGCGGGTGGTGACGGAATACCGGCAGAGCCCCGCCGGCGCGGCCGATCCGTCCTATCTCAATGTGGAGACGGTGAAGACCGTCACCTATCTGCGCTACGACACCCGCACCTTCTTCCAGCGCAAATATCCCCGCCACAAGCTGGCGGCGGACGGCACGCGCTTCGGGCCGGGGCAGCCGGTGATGACGCCGAAGCTGGCGAAGGCGGAGCTGATCGCCCGCTTCGACCAGTGGGAGGAAGCGGGCCTGGTGCAGGACCGCGCGGCCTTCATCCGGGATCTGCTGACGGAGATCAGCAACACCGATCCCGACCGGCTGAACGCGCTGATCCCGCCGACGATCATCAACCAGCTCCGCGTCTTCGCCGGGCTGTTGCAGTTCCGCCTGTAAGGAGACGCAGCCATGGCCGCGCGCGCCGGCAAGATCACGGTCAAGATGGGCGGCGTGGTGTTGGAAGCCACAGGCTCCTTCACCTTCAACCTGGGCCACGACAAGCGCGCCGCGATCGTCGGCAGCGACCGTGTCCAGGGCTGCGCCGGCCAGCCGCAGGTGCCCTCCGTTGAGGACGCCGGGACCGATGGCGTGCACGTCTACCTGACCGCGCAGCTCGATGGGGAGGATCTAATGGTCACGCTCGACCTCGACCAGCTCCGCGCCCGCGCCGGCCAGCTTTAGTTCCGCAAGTAGGGGGATCGCAGACATGGCCGCGCGCGCCGGCAAGATCACGCTGAAGACCGATGGCATGGTGAAGGACGCCAAGGGCTCCTTCACCTACAACCTGGGCCACGACAAGCGCACCGCGATCGTCGGCAGCGACCGTGTCCATGGCTACGCCAGCCAGCCGCAGGTGCCCTTCATCGAGGGCGTCGTGACCGATGGCGCGGACCTCGACCTGCCCGCGCTGCTGGACGGGAAGAACCTGACGGTCACCCTCGACCTCGACAACGGCAAGACGATCGTCCTGCGCCAGGCTTGGTATGCCGGCGAGGGCAACGTGACCACCGAGCAGGGCGAGATCGCCGTGCGGTGGGAAGGACTTTCGGCCACGGAGATCCCGGCATGAGCGACGACGCGCCCGAGCGGACGGACAAGGAGAAGTACATCGCGGAGACCTGGGGCGAGGGCTTCGTGCGCTTCGCCGATCACCCCCGCATGGAGTTCGGCGAGACCCACATCACGGTCACGCTTTGGAAGCCGATCAAGATCAACGGCGTCGAGGCGCCGAAGGTCGCGATTGGTGAGCCGACCATGGATCAGATGGTGCAGCTCGACCGCGCGCCGGGCGAGATGGCGAAGACCCGCCGTCTGCTGATGCAGGCCGGCGGCCTGACCGAAAAGGAAGCCGGGGCGATCGGGCTACGTGACGTCACGCTGCTGGGGTTGCTGGTCGCGGCTTTTACGGACTCCGCCCGCGCAACTGGCGCGTAGCGCTGGCGGACCTGGCGGCGGCCTGGCACTGGCCGCCGTCGGAACTGATGGCGCTGACCGCGCGCGAGCTGCTGGCCTGGCACGCGGAACTCAGGGAGCGATCCTCCAATGGCTGAGAACCGCGGCGCCATCCGCGTCGTCATCGAAGCGGTCGATCGGGTCACCGCCCCGGTCCGCCGCCTCGGCGCGGGCGTGCGGTCCATGCTGCGCGGCCTGGAGCTGGACAAGGTCAAGGAACAGATCGGCCGCGTCACCCGTGGCCTGGTCGATGTCACCAAGGCGGCGGCGGCGATGGCGACCAAGGTGGTCGCGGCCGGCACCGCGGCGGCCGGGGCGCTCGCTGCCATCACGCGCAGCGTTGCCGAGACGACGGCCGCGCAGACGCGCGCGGCGCGGGCCGCCGGCGTCACCCTGCAATCCTATCAGCAGCTCGGCCATGCTGCGTCGCTGGTCGGCAGCAGCTCCGACGAGATGGGCGCCGCGCTGGGCAGCTTGCAGGACAAGGCGCTGGAAGCGGCCCGCGGCAATTGGGAGCTGCGCCGCGCCTTCCGCCTGATGGGCGTGCAGATCCAGGATGCGCGCGGCCAGATGCGCCCGACCGCCGACATCATGGGCGACGTGGCGGAAGCGTTCTCCCGCATCCCCGACAGTGCGCGGCGCACGGAAGCGGCGGTGCGCCTGTTCGGGGAAGCCGGCATCGGCCTGATCCCCGTGCTGAGCCAGGGGCGGGCCGGCTTGCGCGCCGCCGCCGAGGATGCGCGCAAGCTCGGCCTGGTGCTGAGCGAGACGGAGCGGCAGTCGCTGTCCGATTTCAGTGGCGGCATGCGGCGTGTCACCAGCGCCGTCACCGGCGTGCAGAACGCCATCGCGGTGCGCCTGGCGCCGATCCTGACGCCGCTGATCAACCAGTTCGCCGATTGGATCGCCGCGAACCGGGAGCTGATCGCGCTGCGGGTCGAGGAATACATCCGCGCCATCCCCGAGGTGATCGAGAAGCTTCGGACCGAGGCAGAGCGGCTGTGGGAGAAGCTGCAACCCGTGGTCCGTGTCTTCGGTGAGTGGATCGACTGGATCGGCCCGTTGCATGCCGGGCTCGCGGGCCTGTTCCTGCTGCTCGGCGGCGGCGGGCTGATCGCATCCATCATCAGCCTGACCAGCGCCATCGCGGGCCTGGGCATGGCACTGCTCGCGAACCCGATCGGCCTGGCCGCTGTGGCGATCGCCGGCGCCGCGTATCTCATCTACCGCAACTGGGATGAGATCGTGGATTTCTTCCAGGGTATCTGGGACGGCATCAAGGCGGTCTGGAACAGTGAACAGGTTCAGTGGCTGCGCGATCTGCTCGGGCCGGCATTTGCCGCCGCAGCCGAGGTGATGATCGCGCCCTGGCGCAACCTGCCGCAGACACTTGAGGCGATCTGGGGCGCTGTGACCCGCGTCTTCGAAGCCGGGTGGGAGAAGATCCGGCCCATCGTGGAGCTGGTCCGGAGCGCCACCACCTTCCTGGAAAGCACCGGCGCCGGGTCGGACCCGCAGCGCCAGCAGCAGCAGCGCAGCAACGAGAACAACCGCGGGCAGAACAGCGGCCCCGGCGGCGAGACGGCGGCCGAGATCGAGCGCCGCCTGTATGGCGGCAACCTGGGCGCGCCACCCTCTGCCCCGCCCGTGCCGCGCGTGACGCAGCCGGCGCAGCGCGTGGATGCCGGCGGTCGCATCGAGATCACCGTCAACCAGGACGGCCAGGTCACGCGCGTCGAAGGCCAGCCGAACGACCGGCGCATCCGCTACGAGCCGACCGGCACCGGCCTGTTCATGGGGGCGCCTGGCTGATGAGCGGCTTCGTCACCTCCGCCCTGACTGGAGCGATCAACCGGCTGCGGCCCGCCTCCTTCCGCGGCGTGCCCTTCGGCGTGCGTGGCGGCGGCAAGGATCTCGGGCGGCGCATCGTCACCCATCGCTTCCCGCTGCGCGACACGGTGATGCACGAGGATCTCGGTCGCCGCGAGCGCACCCTGACCGTCGAAGGCTTCCTGGTCGGGGATGACCTGGTCGCCCGCATGCGGCGCCTGGAAGCCGCGCTGGAGGCGCAGGGTCCGGGCCGCCTGGTGCATCCGCACTATGGCGCGCTGGACGTGGTGGTGACCACCGCCAAGGTGACGCTGGCGGAGGCGCGCAATTATGCCGCCGTCAGCATCACCTGCGAGCTGCACGACCGCCCCGACCCGCAGCCGGCGGGCCAGGTCAATGGCGCGTCGCTGGTCGATCGGCTCGGCCTGTCGTCCATCGTCGCGCTGGCCGCGGACTATGCCGACCTGCTGACGCTGGACGGGTTGCAGGACTTCGTGGCCGAGCAGCTCGGCGCGCAGCTCGGCGCGCTCGGCGTCGGCATCGGCGACATCGCATCCGTCTATGGCCTGGCGCAGCGCGTACGCGGCGCGGTCAATGGGCTGCTGACCTGGTTCGCGGATGGCGGCCGGGGCGCCTCGGCCGCCGCGGTGACGGCGGCGATCGGCGCCCT